GTCAATGCCTCCCGACTAGGCGAGGCATTGTATTCATCCACGAATTGTTTGATGTGCTGAAACACCTTTCGCTCAGCCCAATCTGTGAAGTACTCGTTTTTTAAGAAAGGAATAGTCTTACGAAGATATCCTTCATCATTCAGCAGATTGCTGAGTATCAACGTTTCCAGTTTCATCCGTTACCTCTTTCTTGGAGTTTTCCACCATTTGTTCCAGAATGGCGTGTAGGACTTGTGAAATCAATTCCTCTACATCTTGTTTGCGTTCTTCAATATTAACACCTGCAGGAACAAGCAACAAGTTGTAATCGAATTCAATCTTTCCATTGCCCTCCTCATCTTCACCAAGAAACTCAATTCGTCCCATGTTGAAATGCAATCCAGCAAACTCTCCATCTGTGACTTCCAGATAATGGTCCACTGAGCTGTCAGGGTACACCTCATTGTTTTTATGGACAGTAAACTTAGGCATTGTCGTACTCCTCGTTAATCATCTCATCTGTGAACTCTGCCACCAGAGATGATGTGGAGATGGCATAGTTTTGTTTGATCCAATCCTGGAATGAAGCGTCCTTCAGGATGGGCATCCAGAATTCTCTGGTGTATGTGTCATTCTGACGGTACTTCTTCTCCTCACCCTTCTTCTGATACCAGCCGTTCTGAGGCTTCACCACGTGACCAGATTCCAATGCCACATCTAGAAGCCCAGACCAGGTGCTGATGCCACCTTCGAATGACACCTCAACAGGAATCTTGCTCTTCTCACGAACGAAGCGAGACTTCTCCACATTGATGATGAAGTTGTAGCCAGTCAATCCATCCGCATCCTTTTCCTGTTGACGACCAATGATGAAGATGTTGTCAGCAGAATAGTAGATGCCTGTGCCACCTGACACGATGTCCTTGGGGAACATTCCAATTTCCTTGTAGGTGTGATTCACCACCACCATGGGAATGTCCTTGATGGTCAAGTGTGGTGTACTCATTCTGAACAGGCTCTTCAATTGCTTGGCGCGAGTCATGTCAGCCACACTCTTGCCTTCCAAGGCATCTTCCACTTCCTTGCGTGATGCCAAGTTACCCACCGAGTCCACGATGATGATGACATGCTCGCCACGTTCAATATTATTGATTTGTGACATCATATCATGCTTCAGTTGTTCAATGTCTGTGATGGGTGTGTGAATCACGCGGTCTGTGTCAATGCCAAAGCTCTTGAAATATCCAGCAGGAGCGCCAAACTCAGAATCATAGAACAAGATGGCAGCATCCTCATACTTCTCCAGATAGCTCTTGGCAAGTAGCATGGCGAAAGCGGTCTTGAAGTGCTTGCTAGGACCAGCGAACACCGTCAAGCCAGGTGTCAACCCGCCATCCAAACGGCCTGAGAGTGCCACGTTAATCATAGGCACAGGTGTTTGAATCATGTCCTTGGCAGAAAAGAACTTGCTTTCTGTCAGAATTTCTGTTTCACGAATTGTGGAATTTTTGCGTAGTTTGTTTATCAGCGACATATGTTCTCCTTAAAATAAGTCATCCAGTGTGGCAATTTTATTGGTACTCCATCCCAAACAGTCCAGAATGGTTCTCATCGGTTCCAAGAAACTCTTGTCGAACATAGTATGATAATCAACATACTTGTGTAAGTCAAGCTCTTTTGGTAAACCACCTGTGAAGGCAATGCTGTTCTCCTTGATGGGATTGGGCTCCTTCAAATACAGATATTTGATTTTATCTCCTTCTTTAATCAATTCATACTTCTTGTCCAGTTTCTTGGCTTTGATGTGATGATTGTATAACAAGGCACCCCGAACGTGAAGTGGTGTCGCCTTGATGTAGATGGTACTCCCAGAATGATACTTGGCAAGATTGTTAGCGCTTCGTGGGAAAGCAATCTCCTCAGGCGTCATCTGATGAAACTTCTGTTCCAAATCTGCGATGAAGTCTTGAATCTCTGTCTGTGTGCTGGTCAACGCCATCTTCACGGCATCCCGAAGATACTGCCGAACACTTCCAGGCGTGCTGCTTCGAACAATTTCCAGACCCTGCACCTTCAACTTGGGTTCCTTGTATCGAACACCTTCACTATCATACACGTTCAAGGCATACCGTTTCTTGGCCACCCAGATGGCACGGTCAGCAATCACTTCTCGCTTGAATTCCATCTTGGACACATAGCCATTTGTAGAATGCATAATGTGGTCACAGGCAGATGCCAACACCTTGGACACCTTGTCTTTACAGAACTTGTCAATCACATCCACCACTTTGTTCTTGTCCAGATGTGAGAAGTGTTTCTGTACCAAACGATCCAATGTGATGTAACAACTGTCTGTGTCAGAATAGAATGTGTACTCCACACCCTCAGTCTCACACACCTTGTTCAGATATTCATTCAGACTTCTGCCTACGTGTTGGATGATGTACTGGCCAGTCAGAGTGATGCCTTCGGCAATTCTATCATCATAGAAACGGAAGTATTGATTGGCCCAAGCACCATACAAGCTGTTCAACTGAATCTTTCTTGCCATCTGAATGTTGTTGTACTTGCTGATGAGCTTCATCTGGTCCACATCTTTCGTCTTTTCATACTCCTTCTGTGCTTCAATCATCTTCTTCTTGTAGAACACACGTTCTGTGAAAATCTTTTCCACGATTTCAGGGAACAATCCTTGATGTTCATGTGTGTAACAATATCCATTGGCTGCCATGGCAAAGTTCTTGTTCTTCAAGAAGTCATGAAAGTTCACCTCACCTTCCAATAGAATTTCTGGACTGGCATCTTCTGTGACACCCACCATCATGGTTTCAGGACTCATGTTGTATTGCATGATGATACTGGGATATAGTGAAGCGGCATCGAAACTCACCACCCAATCATACTTGCCAGGAACAGGTTCTTTCACATAGGCGCCAGCAATGGTTCTGCCTTCATTGTCCTTCTTCTGATGCACAATGATGTTCTTGGCCCAGAGATGATTATGAAGAATACAATCCCAGGTTCGCACTGCCGAGAAGATGTCTGTGAAGTTGCACTTGGCATCATATGCCATGGTGATGACCAGTTCAATCAACTTCATCTTGTCTTCCAAGGCATCCACCAGCTCCACGTCCGTGATGTTGTATTCCACAAACGATTGCCAATCTTCTGTGTAATGTTCTTTGAACGTTTCGTAGCCATGTTCCAACTTTCTACGGCCCAACTCCTGTTGAGCAATGTAGTCCAGTTTGTAGCTTTCTTGTGCGGAATATGTGAATTTCTTGTACAAGTCCAGATAATCTAGATTGCTGATGCCATAGATGTCAGCCGTCAGATATTCACGCCCATTCATGGTGACAGTCCGTTCATTCACCACACGCCACGGAGACAAGTCTTTTATTCTATCTTCACCCAACACACGCTTGATTCTGACCATGAGATAGGGCAAGTCGAACAGTTGTGTGTTCCATCCTGTCACAATGTCTGGTGTGGTCATTTGCCAGAATCGGAGGAACGTGGATAGCAGGTCTGCCTCATCTCGACACTTGATGTATTCAAAATTCTTGTTGATGTTTGTGACATCAAACTTCTTGGCACCAAATGTAGTAATCTTCTTGGTGATGTTGTCTTGTAGTGTAATCAACAACACCTCCTCAATAGGATTATCCACGCTGGGGAATCCATTCTCGGAAGCAGTTTCAATGTCAATCGTGAAGATGGTGAGTTGACTAATATCATAGTCCACCTCTTCAGGATATTCTTCTGTGATGTATTGATAGGCAAATGATGTGTTGCCGAAGATGGGAAAGTTTTCCACATCCTTGTACTTTTTCATGAAGTCTTTGGCATCATTGATGTCACCAAACTTCATGGGCTCTAGGTTGTCGCCAAACAAACTCTTGTGTTTGCTTTCCTGTTTCGTCTTGATGAACATGGTGGGACGAAATTCCACCTTGTGATTGTCTTTCTTGCCATTACGAACTTCACGAACCAGCAGTTTGTTTCCAAACTGCAATACATTAGTGTAAAACTTTTTCATTCAACCGCTCCCGGGTCTTGAATGTGATTATGTTTTAATATAAACAAGCACACCGGGGATGTCAAGCACCCCCGGTGGTGTTATGGTAGCAATTCAATTTTTGGCTTGTTGGGAACCACGATACCTTTTCCTGTGATGCTATGATATTGGTTCCGAAGTTCATCAGCAGGTTCTGTGAACAGGATGATGTGTTTCTTGTCAAACTCGAACGTTCGAGATTGTGAGAAAATCATGTAGGGAGCTAACCCTACGCTGTATTGTCCCTTTTCATTCGGGACAATCATCACCATCAGCGGTGTGTCAATCTCCACGGTTTCCTCACGCACAGTGACATCACCAATTAAATCTTCGCCTAGAAGCGTCTTGATGCAAGTTAATGCCATGATATACTCAATTGTAGGGGTGTTAGGAGGACTACTTAATTATATAATATCAATCTTACGTGGCTTCTTTTCTTCTGGAATGATGCGTTCCAACTTGATGGAAAGCACACCGTCAGTCAATGAAGCATCACGAACTACTACGTCATCTGCGAGTGTCCACTTTCTAGTGAACGCACGCTTGGCTAGACCACGATGAACATATTCCTGCTCATCTGTGGTTTCAGACTTGGCTGAAATGGTGAGAACACCTTCAGCCAATTCAACATCAAGCTCACTGCGCTTGAATCCTGCCACAGCAAGTTCGATGCTCCAGTTTTCAGCATCATGCTTGATGATGTTGTATGGTGGGTAGTT